GTCTTGAACATTAAATGTTCTTACTTCTTTATTTTTCATATCTATAAATTTTTCTTCTTTACCTATTTCTTCTATCTTTCTTTTAGTCCAAGCAAAGCCAACATCTCCACCCCATAATGCCCAAGCAATTCTACCAGCAGATGGATAACCTTCGTCTCCACTATAAAATCCTTGACCTTCTTTGTCTACTTCGTGTCTACTAAAATAAGAGTACATTCTTTTTATTGTTTCAATACTAAGGTTTACTCTGTTCTTAATATCTCTTGCTCTTGCAACGCCTACCTCTGTACCTCCACGTCCAAACTCCTCACGCCATTCTAAGCCTTGTGCAGCTTCGTCAGCCATCTCTTGAGTTGGCTTAGTGTTTATATCCTCTAACGCTCTTTCTTCTTCTAATTGTAAAGAACAGATTGCTAACCTTTGGTCATCTTCATACTCCTCTACCATAGTATCATCAGCCATACATCTCTCGATGAACTCCTCGTTAGTCTCGTCTATATTTTTAGTAGGTATCGGCATCTATTCTTTGTCCTCCTCTTCTACGTCTCCAACTGGAGCAAAATTCAATGGCATAAATAATTGGTCGCCTTCTGGTCCTACTCTGTTCAAGTCCTCCATTCGTCTAATCTCATTAATAGACAAAGCACCTATACTAGCCATCTCTCTGTAATAACTTGCACGAGAAGCACTATCTCCTCTTAGTAAAGCATTAGCATCTAGCTTAATAGTAAACGAGCCGAACTCTGTTTCTCTAAATAGCTTTCTATTTAATTCTTGCTCTACCATTACCATATAAGGCATCAACGTAAATCTTACAAAGTCTATGCTCAAAGCCTCAATAGATGAATAGTTAGCAGCTTTCTCTAAGTGACCTATTAAAGATAATGGCACTTTAAATATTCTAGCTACTTCCTCTATCTGGAAACGTCTAGTCTCTAAAAGCTGATACTTATTAGCATCAATATTAGTTTGCTCGAATGTCATACCTTCCTCAAGGATAGCAGTCTTTCCAGCTACAAAAGAACCAGAGTAGTTTTGATTCCAACTATTTTTAAGTCTTGCTACAGCTTCTTTACTTAGTTTGCCAGGATGTTTAATAACTCCACCTACTTGTGCAGAGTTTCCAAGATAACTATTAGCAGTATCGTTAGCAGCTATTGACGTTGCTATTGTAGTGTTCTGTGCTTTTAATACGCTAACTCCCTCACAACCGTTAAACGATAGATTGAAAAAGTGTAGCATATCTTCTTTCATAACTCCAATCTCATAGTCTTTGATGTCGTAATAAATTTGTCCTTCGTGCTTTATTACCTTAACGTCTTGTGGATTGATAGGTATTAATGCTATTGGTCTAGCGTTGCTATCTCTCTCTATATAAAAATACGCATTCCCCTCTAGTAATAAGTTAGTCATTAGAGTGTCTAGGAATGTGTATGGTGTCATATACTCGTTAGGATTACGAGCTAGTAGTCGGTAGATTGGATGGCTGACGTCAGTAATCTTGTCGTCATCCTCCTCGACTCTGTAAACTTTTATAGGTAGACTTGCTATTGATTCACTAATTACTCTAACACAAGCAAATACTGCACTGAATGTTAAAGATGTATCTCTAGTTACTGCTGTTCTGTTGGCTGCACCATAGCCACCAAATACAGCCTTTAAAAAATTATCGCCCCTCTTCTCAGAACGCAAGAAGTCAAATAGTCCCATAAAATTGTAATTACATTACAAAGATAAGAGAAATCGCAAAAGTCAAATCCATACTATTCCCCTATCATCATAGGTAGAAGTGTCGCTAGAATCGTCATTCATATAACATCCTAAAGCCATTACTAAAGCAACCATTCCATCAATCTTTTCAGTTGATTTACTTTTATCCATTTTAATGTTTCCAGCTGGGTCTGTTTTCATAGCTAAGTTAGAACACATCCACCTCAACACTTTGTTACCAGCGTGGTTAATTTGTTTGCCTAGTATTAGCTTTTCAAGTTCTTTAGTTGGTGCTGACATACTAGCAAAGCCTTGACCATAGCTCTCCATTGGTAAACCATCTTCTGATAAATCAATCACTAATTGGCTTGAGTTCCATCTATCATAAGCAATAGACTTTATGTTTACAACCTCAGCGACTTCTTTTATTCTACGCTTTATATAGTTGTAGTCTGTTACATCGCCTTCTGTTAGTTCCATTAGTCCTTCTTTCTCCCAACCTATATAGTCTACTTGGTCACGTCTTGAACGAATAAAAGCATTTTCTTTAGGAGCAAAGAAGTAAGGGATTACCGTAAACCTATCATCCTCTGGAATAATTAAAACAAAAGCTGAAACATCTCGAACACTAGCTAAGTCAAGTCCAGCGTAAGCAGTCATTCCTTTATAGTCCTCTAAGTTTATTGGAGCTTTGTTACATTCCATCCATTGCTGGTCTGATAGCCATTTACTAGCTGATGACATCCATTGGTTAAGGTGTAGCATTCTAAAAGTATTCTCATAGCTAGGTAGCTTGATTGCTTTCTCTTGTTCTCTTTTAAGATAGTCTAATTTAACTACACCAGTTTCTATTCCTGGATTAGCTATCCTTAATGCTTCCTCTGTAGTCCAATCAGTTTCTAAATCGCAGAAATACTTAACGTAGTAAAAGCTATCATCTTTAATTATTCCCTCAGATACTTTACGACCATACTCCTCTGTCTTATAACATATAGACTCACGATTATAACCAGCAGTAGTAATAGCTATTGTCATTGGCTGACGTCTACTACCTACCGAAGTAGTCAAGGCATCCCATAAGCTTGAGTCTTTCTGTACAAAGAACTCATCCATACAAATAAAACTAGCGTTGTATCCAAATTTAGAACTTGCTTCAGAACTAATAGCCTTGAAAGCTGAGTTGCTTTTCTCGTGGATAATAGAGTTCTTAAATACTTTCAGATTCTTGTTTAGTTGATTGTCAGCTCTAACCATTCCACTAGCAACATCAAAAATGATTCCAGCTTGTTGTCTATCTCCAGCAGCAATATAACACTCAGCAGATGGCTCGTTGTCGGCTAGTAACATATACAAAGCGATAGCACTTATTAAAGTTGACTTTCCGTTCTTTCTTGGTAGACAAATGTAAGCAGTTCTAAATCTTCTTAGACCACTATCTCTATACTTCCAACCGAATAAATCTCTAACTATTGTTTTCTGAAATGGCTCTAACTTAAATGGCTGACCTCCTAACTCTCCTTTGATGTGCTTAATGTGATTCTCTATAAAGTAAACGCATCTATCTGCTGCCTTGTCATCAAAGTAAAATTTCTTGTCCTCTTTAAGTTTCATTAGTCAAAGAAATTAAAATCGTCAGTCCTTTCCTCATCTTGCTCTGGCATACTAAGAGATGCTCTTGAGCTTGGTGTAAATCCAAATTGCGTAGCAATTTTCATAGCATTCTGTAAAGCGTTTTGCATTACCTTATACTTTGGTGCAATCTTACTAGACCTTAGTCTACCATCTTTGTCTACAGTCTGCTCGGTAAAGTTGCCTTGTAACTCTTGAGCTATCTCTCTGTAGATTCCTATCTCATTACAATAGGCTGCTAGTATTGATAAGTCAGTTAAGTGCAACATCTTTATATTAGCTAGTTCGTTAGTGACTAAGTCCCATTCGTCTGCACCTTGTTTATTGAGAAAGGAGGGAGCCGAAGGCATACTAACAACTTGAGATGTCTCCATTTCATTTCCCACTAATCTGGATTTCTCTAGTGTGCCTTTTAGCTCCTTTACTTTTGTTGGTATTTTTTTTCTCCCTCTCAAAATATTCTAGTTTGTGCTTGGTGTTCTTTGATTCTTTTTTTAGCAATTAAATAATTTTGTTTTACAAGTTCAAATCCTATAAAATTTCTATTCAAATTTGTTGCAGCTATTGCAGTTGTACCACTTCCTATGAATGGGTCAAAAATAACATTATTTTTATCAGATGAATGTAAAATTATTTTTTCTATTAATTCTATTGGTTTTTGTGTATCGTGAAAAGTTTGTTTACATTTTTTTATATTCCAAATGCTTCCATCTCTTTTGCCTCTAATTTGATGTTTGCCTTTTGTAGCATAGATTATACTTTCATAATTGTAACTAAAGTTTCCTTTTAAATCTCCCATACCTCCACCACCTTTAGACCATATTATTTGATTTTTTGTATCTAAATAGTTTTTCATTTTAAGCCACCAATAAGGATAAACATCAAATCTAGTAAAAACATAAATTGCACCGTTTGGCTTCAATATTCTTGCACAATCTTTCATTAATTCATCAACAAAAACCATAACAGAAAATCCGTCATCTCCTAAAATTAATTCCTTAGAACCAGATTTGTAACCTTTTGTAAAATTTATTCCATAAGGTGGGTCTGTAATTATTAAATCTATTGAATTATCCTTAATTTTTTTAATTCCTAAAAAAGCGTCCTCATTATATATTTTATTAATATCCATCTGAACTTAAACTGGTTTTAGTTTGGTATATCTATACCCACACGATTTAGTTTTAATTTTGCGTAAGAAAAATGAAAGC